AACGTCTTGATTGGAAGTGACCATTTTGCAGACGCTTATAATGGTCTACCTTTCCGCAAGTAAAACATTGTACAAGCCCTTCATCAGTTGCATCTCTAAGCCTTATGAAAAGACTAAACCATTTGTCTAGTTCTTTTTTAAGTTTGCTGATTGATTTTGTTTTTTTCGCCATTTTTTATAAGTTGATTCTCCCCCATTAAATCTATAATTAAAATAATCTTTTGATTGTTCTTCTGCAAACTGTTCAATGAGGTCTACAAGTTCTTTTGGTCTTATTTCATCAGTAAATTTAAAAGCTGCTGTAATATTTACCCAATTCCACATACTTATTGTTTCTTCTTTTTTCATATTTATTTATTAATTTATTAATTTTATTTCCATAACATTTCTTGTATTAACTCTTGAGGTGGTGCTGTATAGATATACTTAGCTATTGTAGTGTTCCTACCAAATCTAGTTTTTTTAGTCAAAGGTAAACTATCAATATCATAACCTTCTTTTCTATGATTAAAGATAATGGCTGAAAGTCTAGTAGCTCCATATTCTTTTATAGCTTCATAGCTAGTTATACTTCCGTAAGTCTTTAAGTGCCAAAGTATTGCATCAGACTGACTCTTTACTTCGCCTTCTGTTATTTTTATCGTTTTCATATCTTTTAATTTTATTTCTTAAATCTCTTGCGTGGTTATAATTTTTTGGTTGTTCAAACCCAAATTGCATTTCAAAGGAATTACACTTATCAGGATTGTAAAATTTTTGTTTTGTCATTTCAATTTTCTTATTAGCCACATTACAATGGCTGTTACTATCACCCACCCTATCATTTGAGTAGCTTTATTGGTTCTTGATAATATGGAACATTTTTTTGTTTTAAAGTTTCTGTTTGATATGTAGCGTCATCTATTACTTTCTTATGGGAATAAACCCATTTGTAAAAAGTTCTGATATTTAAGAATGGTTCATCTTTACCAAATCTTACACCTAATCTAAAGGCATCTTGTATTTGATTAAAAGTCATTCTACCAAACCTTTTCTCTTGTATTAAATCTTGAGCAAATATCTTACTTAGACTAGCTATTGTTTTTCCATCTGTATTATGACCTATTTCTACTTTTGTTGTAGTGAGTAAATCATAAACCTTTTCAGTTAGTTCTTTTAAATTTTCTTGTTTTAGTGGCTTCATAAATATTCTTTTCCTTTTAAGTATTCATTTAATTGAGCATCAATCTTACTCATAGTTTGAGGTTTATCTTTTTCTCTACGCTCCCAAGTTCTTACAGCAGCCTTCCAATCTTTCATCTTATTTTTACCTATCATAAAGTTTTTGCTTTCATAAAAATCTATAAAGGCTTCTGCATCTATATTATTTTTACGCAAGATACAATAATTTTTAACTTCATCTAAAGTTGGTTTTTTAAAGAGAGCTTTCTTATTACTATCTGTAAGATTAGTATTAGTTATATTTATATTAGTATTATCTGTAAACTTTTCTTTATAAGGGGTGTTAATTAAAGTTATTACCCTTGATAATATTTCTTTACTACCTTGTTTATATATATTAACACGCTTTATATAATTATTATCTTCTAAATTCTTTAGCCATTTTTGTATTGACACTCTACTAACTTCATAAAGTCTACAAAAGTATTGAGTTGAAGCTGTGCATTTACCATTCATATTACAAAGGGCAGTTATCTCTGCATAAAGCAACTTAGCATTTGGTGTTAAGTTTTTACTGTATCTTACTTCAGCAGGGATAACTGCATAATAGTTAGGCTTGGTCATATAATCTTAATTGAGTAATGATAGTTTTTAAGAACAAACTTAATAATTTCAAATTGATTACTGTAGTCAAAGTAAGAAGTTTTTATTTTACATTTAACCTTATCACTTTTTACTTCTAATATTACTTGTGAATTTTTAGAGGTTTGAGTTTCCTTAACCCCATTTTTAAGTAAATACCTTTTCATAAAATCACCATCTAAAAATATTTCCATATCACCATCTAGGCTCTTATAAGCCTTATAGACTTTTGTAAAAGCATTTCTATAAGATTCACAATTTGCATAGTTAGCTTTGTGGCTCTTTTCATAGTGATAGATTAAAGTTCTATGCCTTTTAAATGCTTTAGCAATTATCTTAGGATGTATAAGCTCTTCAGTCCTGCCTATATATGCTGCTACTGCTCTTGCTATATGTAATGGCTGTTTCCTGCTTTTTAAAGCAAGGTCATCTGTGGTAAAGCCTAAAGCTCTAGTAGTAATTTCACAGATGTATCTAAAGTTATCTCTCTCTACCATTAGAAAGGCATGTCTTCGTCAGCAGTAACAAACTTGTTGCCTACTGTTTCTTCACCTAACTTAGCAATAAACCATCCATCAATATTATGGTAGTATTTACCTTTAAATTCTCTTGATGATAAGTTGATTGAAACACTAACCTCTGAGCCTTCTTGTATATCTCTAAGGCTTTTAACTTTATCGCCAAAGAAACTAACTACAACTTCTTTATTGTATTCTGTTCCTGACTGCTCAATTAAGATTGATTGTTTCTCCCAAGATTTTCCTGATTTTGCAACCCCTGTTTCTTTGTCTAATTTCTGTACTAATTTTCCTGTAATTTTCATTTTTATTGTGCCTGTTTTTGCAGGTCTTTTTTAATTAATTATTTGTCATTTATTGAGTTACACCATTTAGAAATATCATCACCATATATAAACTTACCAGTCTTTGCTGAGTAAGGAGCAAATCTACCATTTTTTTCCTTTACAGGTAGCTTTATAATAGTCTTACGATAAAGAAATCTTCCGATACCCCATTCAACACAAGCTCTTTTAAATGCGTCTGAAACGTGTCCTTTGTCTTTTTCTACATTAGATTCTGAACCCGTATTTGATTTCCATACCCACTCATCTTCTTTTTTTATTCCCACTTTACAAAATAGTAGACCTGCACTTTCGTAATATATAGTCTGCCAATTTTCCTGACCACATACTTGGTCTAATAAGTCTTGGCAATCTCTTGCATCTATATAAGCTACGCAAGACGCTCCCCATTGATTTGCTGATTGCACCCTCCATTTAAAAGGCATCTCTTGTTTTAATTCTTTTAAATTCATATCTAATCTGTTAGTTAATAATTTGGTTAAAAATACTATTTTAAATTTAATATCAAAGCTCTTTTATTTATTTTGTATGCTTCTTTGTATTGCTTGAGCTTTTTATTTACAATATCGTTATACTCTTTTAGTGTTGGTTTATCTTTTCTAGTTTCACTAAATACTATTTCTTCCCAATAGCTGCCTTTCTTTTCTGTTTCGTAAGAAAAGGTTTCATCAAGATTAAGTCCTGTAATTGTACAGATGTCATTAAGAGCTGCATCTATTTGTTTTTGTGTGCCAAATATTCTAACTGCTGTACTTATTTGTTGAACGTCATTATCAAAGCAGTATAATTGGCTATCCCATTTAGAGAATGTCTTGTATTCTCCATTAGGATAAAAGTAGTAGTCTTCGCATTTTAATTCCATTAGTAGTTGTATTGTGTAAAGTCCTTATAGTTATAGTATTCAGTTTTTAGCTTAACAAATAAATCTATTACTTGTTCATCTAATGATTTTTCTAATAAGAACCTTCTGTGTTCATCTTCAATAGTTTTAACTAAAATAAATAATGTATCTGTTATTTTGTTAAGCCATAATGGGCTTTCTTCTATTACATCTAATATAGATACAATAGCTTCTTCTTTGTTTGTAGCTTCTTTCATTTTAAAATTTGTTTTCATTTTCTTTTTTTTTAAATTAATTATGGAACAAAAATAAAACAAATATTTGGATTAACAACTATATTAACAGAATTATTTACAAACTTATTAACAATTTAAGGTTTTATATCTAGAGCAAACTTTATAGCCTGTCTAGTATATTAGTATAAAAAGTGTGAGAAAGTGCCTTAAAAGACTAAAGGGTACTATAAATTAAGCAATATAATGACTAAGATTAAAAGCATATATATTAAAAAGAGTTTGATGGTTGGGTTTTCCTCCATTAGAAGTAATGTACTAATCTAGCTATTTGTCCTGATTCTTTTGAGTGTATAAAGCCTTCAACAGCTTTTTGTACTCCTGTAAATCCTTTTCTGTTATGCCAACTGTCAGTCCCACTAGGTGAACGCATATACTCAACTGTAACTCCTATAAAGTCTTTAGCGTCTAGCCATTTATATTTCACCTTATGATGTATATGATGCAAGTACCAATATCTGTATTTTGTTTCAGCCCATTCTTTTGGCTTTTCATTAGCCATTAACATAGGTAGCTTATCCATCTTAGCTCCATCACCATGCTCAAGCCCTATAAGATTAGAACCATACTTATAATATTTTCTGTGTGCTACTGATATATCAAATGTAACATCTTCAGTTTTTCTGAACCAAGCCTTTAATGAGTGAGCTAAATGAAATCCACTTTGATAATCATGATTAGACATTGAATGCACAATATCTACAGGCGCTACTTGTCTAAGAATTTCTACACATTTAACATAAAGCTCTAAAGCAACTTCAAAGTGTTGCCACCATTTACCATCTGCATCTTGTGGTGTTCCCGCTGTAGTGGTATTGTAAACATTATCAATATGTAGAATATCGTTGCCTACGCAAAATAACACTCTATCAACAGTAAAACCTTGTGCTTTACTTATAAGGCCTGTGACGCCCTCTAAAACTCTATTGTAGGCTATCTCTGTATTATATTCGTCCCCTGTTTCTAAAGCTACTGCAAGTTTACCTATATGAATGTCAGCAGGGTTTATTACTAATAAGTGTTCACCTTTAGCTCTTTTAATTTTTGGATATTTAGGAGAATGTTTTTCTATCAGACTTTTAATATCTTCAAGTAGTTCTAGCTTATCAGTTCCGAATTGTTCTTTAGTAACTATTGAAAAACGCAACTCTCCTGACATACTTTGCCAATGTTTAACACTTACAATATCCTTTTTATTTATACCTCTTTCTTTAAGGTGTATATCTAAAGCAGTATTACCATTGATATTAACCAAGTCCTGACCCCTGAATTCGTTGATTATTTCAACTTCTTCAGAGGACAGTCTTAGTCTTTTTCCGTCTATTGACAAACTATTTTTTAGCTATATCTGCTATACCTTGTGCGCCTACTAATGTCAATAGCGCATAAAATAAGTTAGTTGCTGTAGCTTCATCCACACCTAAGAAAGTAACTAAAGCAGGCACAACTACTGAACTAACAGCGTACCAAAACTTCTTTGACTTGAACATCTGACCAATTAAAAACTTTTCTAAAAATTTCATCTTATTTATTTTTGATTATTAAATTAATATTTGTTCCGCCTAAATTAATGATTTCTTTCATAAGTAAACCCATTGCTAAAGTTGAGTTTTTAACATAGTCCTGTTTACTTGCAAAGCCCACTAGGATGCATCCGCTTGTGTCTTTAGCTGAATTGCCCCTATGAAATAGTATCCAATCTCGGTCAGGTACATCTTGAACTAGAAGGTGCAAGTAATCTCTACTAGCTGATTCTCTTGCTAATCTTAATCTTACCTTGTACTCACCTTCAGGAATACAAGATATGTTTCTTTCATTATTTATATAAGGATTTTCTAATGTATCACATATACGTTCACCATTTAAGAAAAGCTCACCGACTGTGCTTTCTTCTGTATATGTATCTCTTATGATAAGAAGATTGATTGTTGCCAAATTACTTGGAATAGGTTGCGTACACTTTAACGCCTTTAACTTCTTTAATAAACTTTCTAACCACTTTATCATCTTGTATGATTTCAGGTTGATACTTAGGATTATTACTATTGAGTTTACGTTTCTTAGGCATTATCTATTTTTTTTATGAAACCACCATTTGTCTACAGTATAAACAATAGATACTAATAAAAGAATTATCTTTAATAATATCTCTAAATTAGTAAAGGTTGTTACGCTTAATATTGCTGTGTTCACTCCTATTACTTCTCCTACCTCTTTTGTTATCTGTTTTAATGGCATCTTTTAAGTATGTCTTTAATTTAGTTATGTTTTTTGGTTTTGTTTTGTAGTGTTTCTTCATCTACTCTCCTGCTGTTAAGAAGTTCCTTAATGTAAGTTTTGTTCCTTGGTTTGGTCTTTCAAGGTTCATTCCTGCATAATAGTTTTCAGTTGATGGTGAAACATCAGCCCCACTATTGGTAGAATAATCAGGGAATGATGATGTATTGTTTCTTATATAGTCTATCATTCTTTCTCTGTAGTAACTAGCTGTATTTAAAACCTCCTCTCTAAGATGTTGAGCTTCACTCTCACTTAAAGCTGTTCCTGTTTCTGAGGTCTTAGAATAGATGTTCCCATTCTCCACTTTAAAGCGTAGGTAAGGAATAGCGTGATACAGGCTGTATCCTGGCAGCATGTCGCCAATATAATCATCTACTAGAGTCTTGTCTGCATCTGCTAAAGTCCCTGCTATAATATGGTCTTTAAGGTGTTGTGTTAGGTCAGTTCCTAATGCTGTTTCTACATAGAGCTTCTGTGCTTCACGTACAAACGGAAGTAAGATGTCTACGTCTACATTTAAGTTGATTGCTGTAGAATCTTTTAATTTACTTTCTGATATAAATAGTACGTATGACATAATTATCTTGGTTCTAAAAATCCGTTATTTTTCATTCTCTTTGGTGGTCTTGCTACTAGCTTGTCATTTCTTTCTGCTGTAAACCCTTCTGATAAAGCCTTAGTGTAAGATATTGCTTCACTTGGCTTAATGTTACTTTTAGCTCCTCTTAATGAAGTCTTGTAAATTCTTCTTAGCCAAAAATGGTGACAGTTACCCCCACCCTTATAAAGCCATATACTGTAGGTAGCAGCACCTCTCGGACCCCATCCAGGATTAACAGCCCTATCACCCATTTGTACTATATCTTCTTTTCTATAAACTTTTTTAGCTGAACTCATTAACCTGCAAAATTCTCTAGTTTTCCCTTCTTGGCTTAGGAAGTTATCTTGAGTATAAACATATCTTACCTTGTAAAATTCATTGTCTTCTTTATTTGTTCCATCTTGACTACTTCTTGAATTTGGTCTTGCTGTTCCTGTTGAAGCTAATTCTGTTTTATTTTCAACTAATTTATTTAACTCAGCTTCAAAATCAAAGTCTTGATGTTCTCCATCTACAACTTCTTCATCTACTATTTCCCACTCTTCAGGAATATCTTCGCCAAATTCTTCTATAAATCTAGAAAGTTCTGTAGCTTCTGAATGGTCTTTACAAGCCATATAAGACGTTGTACCGTCTAAATCGTGTTCGTGATACCCTTCACACCCTAAAGTCTTTGCGTGAGCCTCAGCCTCTTCTATTGTGCTAAAAACAGGCTTTCCATCTACCATACCTACTTTACTAAAGTCAATTGTTTCATCACTTACTACTTCTTTATCGCCTAAAGGTTCAAGTCCGAGTTCTTCACGTATTTCGTCTTGAGTCATAACTTCTCTGATAGTCTTAGAATCAAATTGAACTGTAATAGGTTTAAGCTGTACAAAGTTTACAGGCATATCCATATTGTTGATTTGGAATATCTTTCTTAGCTGTTTAACTAATTGGTCTTGGAATGGCTTAACCACAGTATTGAGATAGAAATTCGCAGCGTTGATAATTTCGTCTGTATTGCTTGAAAAACCATTAGCAGAATCAATACCCATAAGAGTCTTAGAAGTTACTCTATGACCGCTTAAAATGTTGCTAGTAAGCAATTCTTGGAGTGCAATATACTGCTTATCGAGGTCTGAAGGTGTTATTGCTTGTATTTCAGGAGTCCTTGTTTTATCGTCTGAAAATGTTAAAATTAGTTTACCCGCATTATCCTGCCCTTGAAATTTAGCTGCTAGACTTTGCTCTATCTGATTTCTCTCTTCAGATGTCGGAATTCCATTCGAGAAATTGACCATAAAAGAACCCGAGAAGCCTGAACTGATATTGTTGAGATGGAACTCTGAAACTCGACCATCAATAAGACTCCAGTTATTACAACTAACGTAGTCAGGTGTATAATAAGAGTTCATATTAGGGCTATAAAGTCCTGAATACATTATCTGATTTGCAGAAGTTCTATCATTAGCATTAAAGGCAGGTACATAATAAGGCTTGTTAGCTCTAGTGTTTGACCAATCTGCTGATATGTAATAACCTGTAGTCTTCCCAAATTCATCAGGTCTTGCACATCTTAGTTTAGAAACGTCTATGTGGTAGATTTCAGCGATTTGCGTCCTGTCCTTTGACCACACTAAATTCAAAGCGAACCCACCTTGTAGCTTAAAGTCAAAAGATAGTTTCTTTATAACTTCGTGCAAACTTTCATTCCCATTAGCTCTATCCATAAAGTTCTGTAACTTAACTCTAGCCTCTAAGTCCCTATCATCTTCATCTTCTATAATAAGGGCTTCACCTGCAATCATCTCTGCTGTTGAATTAACAATAGCTGCTGTAATTGAACTTGAGTAGTAAAGGTCAATAATAAACTGAGGATATAAGTTTCTCCAATCTTCTGTTCCGTATTCTATCCAATCCCTACCTCGTACTTCTTGAACTGTAGGAGCTGTACTCGTTTCCAAATTGATGTTAATGATATTATCTTTCATAATTTATTTTTTATACGATACCTGCTAATCTACGATTAACCTCTACTGTTAAGTCTGTACTTGTACTACTATATATTTGCACTTCACTTACTGAGCCATCAAAAGGGTTTAGGTCAGTTTTTCTAACACCAATAGAATCTATGTCTGCTGTTCCTGTTAAGTATACAGTTGAACCTGTAGTTTGTTCAACTCCATTCCACCAAAGTTTTAATACCGAGTCGCCTAATCCTGAACTATCTCTTGTTACAACCATATAACCATCACCCCAAACCCCACTATCTAATCCTAAATCTACTGCTGTTGCATTATCAATCTTAACTCTTAACTTAGTAGGGGAAAATAATTTAAAGAATTCACCTGTTTCTGTATTATCACCTAGAACAATCCCCCCTACGTTATTTACATTTAACCTTATCCCAATAGTAAAAGAGCCTGATAAAAATATTTGACTTCCATCCAAAGAAAGAAAACTTGGTGCAGAAGGGTCAAAAGTTAAAACCCCTGCTGAAAATGCAGGTTGATTTGCGGTTGTAGCCTGAATCATATCATGTCCTACTGTACCTGAGTCTAGCCACGACCTAACATCAGAACCTGTTAAACCAATTCCTGTATTAAACTTATACCAAGCCACTAAACTTGATTCATCATCAGGCGACCATATAGCACCATTAGTTCCTAAACTTAAATCTAATCCTAATTTTAACATATTCTATGTAGTTGGTCCTTCGTCATAACCAACACCAATACCTGACGTCAGGGTAATTGCTGTTATGTTCATAAAGAGAGTTGTTCCCGCAGGTAGTGTCGTTTGTAAAGCTGATTCACCTGTTGCATCTGCTACTGTTATCGCTGAAACTATACTTGTTACAGGGAAGTAAACACAATACCAATCTTTACCTGTTTGTGCTACTGTAGTAAAGATTTCTGTTCCTCCGTTTTTACCTAATTGCTCTGTTAAAAGCTGTTGTACATTTTCTATTGCCATTTTATTTTATTTTATTGTCCGTAATATATATAATTTGTAGATGCAGGAGCTTCACGTTGTGTGTATTGAACCTGAGCTGTTCCTGCTAAATCTGTCATATTTAAAATTCCTTTTGTTACTAAGCCCTTCACTACACCATTAGTGTCAGCTACAGGTAATATATCTGTTTCACTTGCAGGGGCAGTATTTAAAGCCACTACAACTGCTCCTATCCAACTTACTTCATATACTTCATACTTATAATGTCCTGATGGTATTAGCTTTGTTTTCCCTTCATAAAGATTCGGAGTTGCAT